GAATCACAAGTTTCTTTCCAAGATCCTTCAATTAAACGCTATTTTAATTCAATCGCGCGTACTTCAAAAGTATAAATAAAATCATATTAACCCTCTATAGGAGATCCGCATGAACTTACAAGAAGACATCCAAAGAAAGTGGGAGCCAATCCTGGCTCACCCAGATTTGGCACCTATTAAAGATACGCACCGTAGAAGCGTGACAGCTGTTGTTCTAGAGAACACAGAAAAAGCTCTTCGCGAAGCTAATCAATACGTTCCACAAACATTGACAGAAGCAGCTCCAGCTAACGCAACAGGCGCTGACATTGACACATTCGATCCAGTTTTGATTAGCTTGGTTCGTCGTGCAATGCCTAACTTGATTGCTTATGACATCTGCGGTGTACAGCCAATGACAGGCCCAACAGGCTTGATCTTCGCTATGCGTTCTAAGTATAGCACACAAGGCAACTCTGCAACAGAAAACTTCTACAATGAAGTTAACACATCATTCTCTTCTGTAGTTTCAGGTGCTAACACACTTGGTCAGAAGAACGTTGGTACTTTCCCAGGTAACACATCTACTGGTACTGCTAACTTGGCTGAAACAGGCATCTATAACTTCGGTTCTGGTATGTCTACAGCACAAGCAGAAGCACTTGGTTCTTCTGGCAACGTTGCATTCGCTGAAATGGCATTCTCTATCGAGAAAGTTACTGTTACAGCTAAATCACGTGCTTTGAAAGCAGAATACACAATGGAACTTGCACAAGACTTGAAAGCAATCCATGGTCTAGACGCAGAGACAGAATTGTCTAACATTCTTTCTGCTGAAATTCTTGCTGAAATCAACCGTGAAGTTGTTCGTACAATCAACGTAACTGCTACTCGTGGCGCTACAGAGAACACAACAACAGTTGGTCGTTTCGACTTGGATACAGACTCTAACGGTCGTTGGTCTGTTGAGAAGTTCAAAGGTTTGATGTTCCAAGTTGAACGTGAAGCTAACCAAATTGCTAAGGCAACAAGACGTGGTAAGGGTAACATCATCATCTGTTCATCTGACGTAGCTTCTGCTCTTCAAATGGCTGGTGTTCTTGATTACGCTCCTGCTCTCAACAGCAACAACTTGAACGTTGATGATACAGGCAATACTTTTGCTGGTGTGTTGAACGGACGTGTTCGTGTTTACATCGACCCATATGCTGGTGGCAACTACATGGTTGTAGGTTACAAAGGTTCTAGCGCATTTGATGCTGGCCTGTTCTACTGCCCATACGTTCCTCTACAAATGGTTCGTGCTGTTGATCCAGACAGCTTCCAACCTAAGATTGGTTTCAAGACTCGTTACGGTATGGTTGCAAACCCATATGCAGAAGGCGCAACAGCTGGCCTTGGCGCATTGACAAAAGACTCTAACGTCTACTACAGACGTGTCCTAGTCGACAATCTAATGTGATTTAGAATCCCCTTCAGAGGGATATTGAGAGGACCTTCGGGTCCTCTCTTTTTTTGCCTAACATAAATAGTAGAAAGGAACCTACTATGAGTGCATTAACAAACACCCCAACAAATAGAAACTTTCTCTCACCTCTAAACTTTAGATTGGTGCTGCAGAAAGCACCTCTACTTAACTTCTTTTTGCAAAGTGCATCCATTCCTGGACTGACATTTGCTGGCAATATAATAATGCCTACACCTCTTGTTGACATTCCAATCCCTGGTGAACGTCTTGTGTATTCACCATTGACTGTATCTTTCATGGTTGATGAAGATATGACAAACTATTTGGAAATATTTAACTGGATGGTTTCTCTTGCTGCAAAGGATCTCCAGCCGTTTGCAAGATATCAAGCTCAAACATCTATTGAGCCAGATGTCAATAGTAGAGATAGGTCAGATATTAAGTTAATGATCCTTACAAGCTCAAAGAATCCAAACATAGAAGTTAACTTTATAGATGCGTTCCCTTCCCAGCTCGGAGAACTATCCTTCAATACAACATCAGCTGGTGTTAATTATTTGGAATCGTCAGTGACGTTTGAATATATTAAGTACACAATTAATATGATTTGAGTTGACTTTCGTGCTAAATTATGATACAATTACGTCCTGGAACTTGGAGGACAGATGAAGACTGATGAGATTATTACAGCATGGGAAACAGATAGCGAGCTTGATCGAACAGAGCTTGGTAAAGAGTCACTGCGTATTCCTCAACTACATTCCAAATACCTAAAAGAGTTTTACATGGCCAAGACAACCTATGTAAAACTCAATCAAGATTACAAGAACACGTACAAGTTAAAATATCAATACTATCAAGGTCTGCTTTCCAAAGAAGAGTTAGATGAAAATGGATGGGACATCCAACCGTTGAAGATCTTGAAAGCTGACATTCCTGTATACATTGAGTCTGATGAGGATCTTCAATTAATCAAAAATAAGATACAGTTAACAGAAGATAAGATAGAGATTCTTGAAAACATAATAAAGACACTCAACAACCGTGGATATCTGATAAAGAACGCGATCGAGTGGGAACGATTTAAAATGGGTCTATGATACAGATAGAAAAGTTTAACGAGACTTACAATAAGGTTCATTGCAGTGATGATATTGCAAGAGAGCTGAGTGATTACTTTACATTTGAAGTACCTGGTGCTCGTTTCATTCCTTCTGTCAAGGCCCGTAAGTGGGATGGCAAGATAAGACTTTTTAATTCTGGTACACATCACATCTACGCTGGACTAATTGAGTATGTTGAAGACTTTGCAAAGCAGAACAACTATCCTTGTGAAAGGTTGACAGATTTCACAGATGAAGTGATTGATAGTGTATCAGATGTAGTAGATGGTTTTGATCTTACAAAAGAACCACGTGACTACCAGTTAGCAGCGTTTGCTCACGCAGTAAGAAAAAGAAGAGCTCTTCTTCTTTCACCAACAGCTTCTGGTAAATCACTAATTATTTACATGCTTTGCAGATACTACAACGTAAAGACATTGCTAGTTGTTCCAACAACATCACTGGTTTATCAGATGTATTCAGACTTTGAAGAGTACGGATTTGATTCAAAAAGTAACTGTCATATGATCTTCTCAGGTCAGGAGAAGGATGTAGACAAGCAGATATACATTTCAACATGGCAGTCAATATACAAACTACCCAAGAAGTGGTTCGATCAATTTGAATGTGTGATAGGAGATGAGGCTCATTTGTTCAAAGCAAACTCACTTACCACTATCATGAAGAACCTTGGTAACTGTAAGTATAGATTTGGATTTACAGGTACACTAGACGGATCACAAACACATAAGTTGGTGTTAGAAGGATTGTTTGGTACAGTAAAGAAGGTGACAACAACATCTGAACTTATCGAGCAGAAACATCTATCTGAGTTCAGAATCAAAGCAATTGTTCTCGATTACGATCAAGAAACAAGACAGTTAATCAAGAAAGCTACATATCCTGATGAGATGGATTTTCTTGTCAATCATCCACCCAGAAATAATTTTATATGCAAGCTAGCACTATCATTAAAAGGTAACACGCTGGTACTGTATCAGTATGTTGACAAACACGGTAAGGCAATATATGATGAGATCAAAAATAAAGCAGTTGATAGAGAAGTGCACTTCGTCTCTGGTACGATTAGTGGTTCGGATAGAGATGCTATTAGAAGAGCTGTGGAGCTGGAGACTGATTCGATTATTGTCGCTTCTTATGGTACTTTTTCTACTGGCGTCAATATTAAGAACTTGCACAATATCGTTTTCGCTTCACCTTCAAAATCGAGGGTCAGAAATCTCCAGTCTATTGGTCGGGGACTCAGACTTGGAGATAGAAAAGAAAGAGCATGCTTATATGATATAGCTGATGATCTTTCTTGGAAACAAAGACGGAACCATACGCTGAATCATTTTGTTGAACGTATTAAAATATACAATGAAGAGAAGTTTGAGTACAAGACATATACAATACCACTCAAAGGATAAAGATGACAAAAATAATAAAGCTGGTTAATGATCATGAGATCATTGGAGATCTAATTCACGAGTCAGATGATGATGTTATTTTGGATAATCCTTTTTCAATTCACTATATGACATCAAGCAGGTCAGATAGACCGATCATAGGGTTGCTAAGGTATATGCCATTTGCTGATAGAAGAGACATTGCTTTCAAGAAAAGAGACATTATAAACTATCTTGATGCAAGAAAATCAATGGCTGGATACTACAAGACAGTAGTAGAGAACCATGTCAAATACGTTGATGAGAATATTGACAATGAACTTGAATCGGTTGCAGATGAAGAAGCAGCTGCACTGAATCAACAAGAGCCATCTCCCTCAGAGATGATGGCAAGTTTACTTAATAAAATTACAAATGGTAAGATGCATTAATTATGGCTGAACATTACATTGACAATAAAACATTCTACGAAGCTATCAAACAGCATAGAAGCAATATCAAGCAAGCAGAGGCTGATGGTAAACCAAAGCCAATCATTCCCAACTATATTGGTAGCTGTATTTTATTGATTGCAAACAGGTTAGCAACTAAGCCGAACTTTATCAACTACTCTTACAAAGATGAAATGATATCTGACGGTGTTGAAAACTGTATAATGTACATTGACAATTTTGATCCAGATAAGTCTACTAATCCTTTTGCTTACTTTACTCAGATCATCTACTTTGCGTTCCTAAGACGAATTCAGAAAGAGAAGAAGCATCTATACATCAAGCATCA